CAGATTGTGATACATATAAAGAACCTTTATAATAACCAGCTACTTTATAAGATGTATCATCGACATATTTAAATTCCAACGGTTGTGGTGAAATATTTGAACTTAATCCTATAAACCCAGCACTTAATTTAACGGTATCGGTTGTGTTAAATGGTATATATTCTGTAAAAAATGAATCTGGATTAAAAAGTTTTACCCCATTTCCGTCATCATAATCATCTGGGTATTCAAGTTGTTTAAAACTTGGATTTATTAATATAGGTATTTTTGTATTTGTCCATCTTGGGTTTGTGTGTTCCCTTAACCCGTTTTCAGTAATTCTCAAATAATCAGGAGTTCGCCATAAAACCATATATGGAGTTATTGCTTGTGCAAGACTATTACTAAAGTTTGGAAGTCCTTCTAATAAAGTTTTTTGGTTAGTTGATATTTGTGTTGCGCTGGTTTGTAGTGTTGCAATTATTGTAGTATATGGATCTCCATTTACTGCCAAATCAAAATTATATGAATCATCAACAAAATAAAATTCAGCTGTCCCCGTAACACCAGCAACCAGTCCTGTTTCATCTATCCTACCATCCTCAGTTGCCTTTATTATAGTGTCTAATGTTTTAATTTTAGATATTTGGTTTCCATCTTTATCTAAAAACCTCCACTCTGGTCTTAGGAAGGTCCACTTGTTGTTGGGGTCTTGTGGTTGATATGATCTCGAATAATTTGCATATAAATCAATGTAGTGAGGTTCTGTGCTAGCTGATGTAATGTTTATTTTAAATGGATATCTGTTTAAATGACCAGCGAATGTTGGTGGTGGAACATAATCAAAGTAAATTGATTCATTTATTAATAAATCAACAGAAACAACTCTATTATATGTATCAAAGTTATTTCCATAATATGCATTCAAAACAACATTAAATGAACTAGGATTTATAAAAACATGAGAAGGATTTTTTTCTCTACTTCTAACACCATCACCAAAATCCCATAAATATTTTGAATAATTTTTATCAGTCAAATCATCAACATTAAACAAAAAATTTGTTATGTTTGTATAGCCACTTGTTCTGGATACTGAAAAATTTTGTGCCATATCTTAAAAATCAGCTGTTTTGATAGTTCCGGTTAATTCTTTAATTTTAATTCTTGATGATATATTGGAAATATTATTGAAAATTGGATATTTGAAAGTTTCTAATTGAATATTTTGAGTATAAACATTTGAATCTGCTATTGGGTAATAGTAATTCCACAATAAAAAAGAAATACCTTCTATATATGTATTAGTATCTTCTCTATACGTTTGTATTCTTTGGACACTATCAATATTTAATATACTTGTTGAAAGTTGATAAACGTCAATTAACTGACCAAGTTTATTATTTTGTCTACTAAAAGTATCTTTTATTATTTTTTCAATATCTAATAAGATTGCAGAATTTGCTCTTCTACTATTTGCTGTTTTTGTTATTAATAAATAACAATTATTTAGATCATTTGGGGTTGGGTCTGTGTTTGGTGATTGTATATAAAAATCCAAATACATATAAACAGGGTCCATTGGAACTATTTGAGATGTTAGAGTTTTATTTTTTTGAATTCCATTAACTATAACTTCTTTTTGAGCGGGTGCCAAATATTGTTGTGAGTTACTTTTTGGTACCATGTATATGTACAAATTATTAAAATTACAACTACTTGCAAATTTTATTTGGTTTATTAAAATTTGATTATCTTCTTGTGGTTTATTCAAACCAATGTTATATAAATATCTGATATGCCCTTTCAGGTAATCATCGTTGTTTAAAATTCTAACATCTGTTAACAAATTGAAATAATTTGTTTTTATAAAAGTTTCATAGTCATCGGTTGTAACAAGTCTATATTGTGATCTAAATGCTTTTGCTGCATTTTTTCTTATATCATCCACCGATTCTTCCTCAGAATAAAATGTAGATGGATATTCATTTTCTGGTTGAATGTATTGAAGTTGATCCGGTGTTAAAATGTCACCAAATATATTAACAGTAACATCCTTATATATTTCTGAAAATTTTAATGAATTATACGTTACAATTTTTGATCTGTTTATTGAACCAGGTCCAATGTTTGAAACATTGTTATCAATATTTAAATAATAAATTGCAACTTGATCACCTTCTTTTAATTTTTTACCATTTATATCGTCTCCAAATTTTATTTCATATCTTTTATTTTCATTAAACCTTACTTGGTATACCGTGTCATTAGGATCATATAAAAATGTTTCTGGTACTCTTTCCCATTCTTCCCAAGTTTCTTTATCTTTTTGTTTAACAAACACATATATGTTAAAATGGTCTATATATACATCATCTAATAATGATAGATATAAAATTTCATTATCTATCCCCACTGCATTATATGTTGGATATTCTTGAAATAAACCTTGATATAGTAAATATCGATTCGCAACATCTTCTATTGTTGTTTGTCCAGATATTGGCTTGTAAAATTTAATATCAGAATTAAAAGAATAATAAGTTCCACCAATTTCCAAATAGCTAAATCTTGGTATAACATAATTACCAACTGGTAAATTTTGACTTGTGTTTAAAATAAAAGGAACGCTTTGTCCCAATCTACCAACTGGATTGTAGTTTAAAATTTTAACAAGTCTGTTTATGTTTTCATATATTTGACTTTCAGAATACATTGATTCTGATGATGTTTTATTTAGATAGTATAAAAGTGTACTAAAAGAAAAACTAATAACGTCTATAAGAGCGGACAGGTTTGATCCTTGATAATTTTGATCAGTAAAAACTTGACCTTGATTTAATCTATTAATTATTAAATCTCTTATGCTTGTGGCATCAAAACTAACATATGAATTTTTATTTAAAGGAATATCGTTTGCCATTGTATTATAATTATCTTATATTGAAATTTGTCCTCCGAATTGAGCAATAATATTTAGAACACTTTCTTTTTTAATTTCTAAAAATCTATACACAACACTAATGTTATATTGGCTGTCATCTTGGTTTGCGACAACCTTTACTTTGAGTACTTCTATTCTTGGTTCGTATCTTTGAATTGCCGTTAAAATATCATCACCGATTGCTCGTGCGTAAATTTCTGTTATTGGTTCAAATAAATATTGATCCAAAGAAGAACCAAATTCTGGATTTAATAATTTTTGACCTTTTCTTACCGAAAAAATATTTCTAATTGAGTTTTTAATTGCATCAATATCATTATCAACTAATATATCATTTGAATCAGATGGTGTTTTACCTAGACCTATTGTTTTAGCATTGGTTAGATCTAAATGTAAATCAGTATATATTGTTTTAATCACTTCTACCTTTTGAGATGGTATTGTGTACGGGTTATTGACTTTTTTAGGTCTAACCAAATTATTTAAATCTATTGTTGCCACGATATAAATACTTATGTAAAAAATCAATTAATGGATTTATGTGGTTTTTGATGATTTTAAAAGTAAATATATTATAATACCATGTCAAAATTCAATAAATTCGATACCCTTTTAGAAACTGCCTTTTCCCATTATTCAAATGGTGGGTTTAGAGAAGGATCGCCAGTTAAAATTAAAAAAGAATTTTTAACATCACCATATTGTCAAGAACATTACGGTAGAGATACTAATTTTTTTAACTTCTTAAAAGATTTAATTGAAAGAGAAATATTCTTTTTTATTAAACGTGTTTCTGGTGCAGGTTCAGAACAAAACGTAAAAGATGCAAATGCAAACGAAGGAACCGGTAAGGTTTATTTGATTCTAAAAATGGATCCACGAACAGTTTCTACTGCAACCGAAATGGCAGAATTTACAGTTCCTGGAAATTGGGATTATGTTGAAGTGTTAAATTTTGGACCAAATCTACCACCAATTCAAGGTGTTCCAAATAATTACGAACAACCAATTGGCACAAAACCAGAACCAGTTACAGTTAATATTAATATTGGTAATCAACCAACTGATAATTCTTTACCAACAAAGAATACAACACTTAAAGTTTAATAAAAATTAAATCCAATTTTTTTCTCTT